CAGCACTATCTATTGCTTGTTGCCACCATTCGTTCTTGTAAATGTTTTGCTTGCCATTGTTCTTATATCTTTTACATTCAATCGCAAAGTTCTTGAAATAAATGTCAGCCATGCCTTTAGTTTGATACTGGTCTAGATTTCTTTTTACTCTCTCCTCTAAACCTTTTTCTTCTAAGACTGTATTAAGTTTATTAACTATTAGTCTCTCAAAAGCTGCACCTTTATTTCTACCATTTACCATTAATCTAACTCTCTAATTATGTATATAAATGCTAATACACTTAAAATGATTCCTATAAATACTAATCCAAATATTCCTGCAATAAAATATAGAATCCACTCAAGCATTAAAATCAGTCCTTACTACTTTGCCACTCATATAAGTTACTTCCCTATAATGCTTACCAGCACCTTTTTGGAAATAATATGTTTTGATTTGCTTATCTAGTTTTTCTTGTTCTAATTCTTTTCTACGCTTCTCTACTGCTGCACTATTTTGACCCATGATTATTCTCCTTATAAGAAACCATGCCTAGCTTCAGCAATAGCTGAGTAGCAGATTCGATATTCATATTATTTGTGATTGCAAACACCTTCATATCCTTATGTAATTCTTCAGGAATCCAAAGTGCCTTTTTTGTTTTTTCGTCCATAATGACTCTCCGTTTTTTATATTAATATTAATTTGATAATAAAGCTAGAACTTTATTACCTACTTCTCCAAAAACCCTTATACTAGGTTCAAGGGCAAAGGATAAACTCTCCATAAATCTAAATACTCTCATGTATCTATTTGCCCTTACTTTTATTTATATTCTTTAAAATATGAGTAATAACTTCAATTGTCCAACCATTACCTAACATCTTGTATCGCTGAGTATTTGATACATGATTGGTATAATTATCCGATACTGTTTGCAATCGTTCACATTCAACAGGGGTTAGTTTTCGCCAGTAAACTTCTTTATTTTCTTTATTAATTTGTATTGTCTTAGGTTTAGTTTTTATTTTTGGTGCATTATTTGAGCCTATACCTCTACCCTTAACTCCTTGACCTGCACTAAGGGTAGGTGACTTACCTTTATCGCTGTATACATTACCATTTTGTCCGCCACTAGGATAGATATTGCATACCTTTACAGGTTTGGTTTCTATGTGTTGGTCTTTATCTTTTTCAATATTCATACCTACTCTTATAGGCTTTAATTTAATATTAGGAATTGCACCACCACCTGAATTTGCCCTTATTGTTATTGATTTATTGAAATGTTCTCTTGGTTTTTTTTCACCAAACCCACCATATATATTTGAATACATAGGTTCTTCTGCATCATTTTCTAATATATCTTTTAGCACAATGCCTTTATCTTCAGGTTGTTCTACGTTTTTAATATTAGTCCAATAAAACCTTATACGATTTTGTGCTGAAACTAATGCTGAATTAATCATATATTTATTTACATTAGGTAAAGCATTTTCAGTATGCATTGTTATGTATTCTTCAAATTCTTTTTTCATTCTTACATTTTCCATAAGATAATAGGCTGATGGATTGTTTTCCATTACCTTGTTCATTACGTCCAACATATCCCAAAATAATTTACCTCTATCATCCCTATCACCAAGACCTTTACCAGCTACAGACCATGACTGACATGGAAAACCACCAGTTACCAAATCAATAGATTCCCAATCAATATCCCAATCCTGCCAATTTAAAATATCACCAACTTGTATAATGTCAGGGTAATTAGCTTGGCTTACTTGAATAGCATATTTATCAATCTCACTTGCATAATAATTATCTATTGGTATACCAAGACGCTCTAAAGCAATCCTGCCACAACTCATTCCGTCAAATAAACTTAATACGTTCATAGTTTTCTCCTATAAAACCAAATCCACAATATTAGGACTATTGTAAATACTTAAAGGTTTACCCTTTTGATATTCTTTATAATCATTCAGATATTGCTCCATCATAGTCCAACCATAATCCATTTGTTCTTTTGTAATTCTAAAGACCTTAGATGCATAAGGATGTACTTTCTCTTGAGCTATGAATAAGAAATCAGTAACTTCATATCCAGCCATCTCAACTCCTCTTCTATAATAAGCAGCTTGCATATCATAGCCATACTTCTTAACTGAATAATTAAAAGCATGAGGTTCGCAAGATATAGTAGTTTTATAATCTATAACGACTATCTTGTTATCTGAATTAGGTTCATCTAAAGGCGGACACATAACATCAGGTCTGCATTTACATAGCACATCATCTTCATACCAATAAATACTTGCTTCAGGTATCTTGCCATTTGCATTTAGATAAGCATTACCCTCATAAATCATATTCTCTTTCATGCCAGTAATAATCTCAGCTTCATCTTCTTTTAGAACTATGAATCCTTGCTCTTCATACCCAGCCTTCTCTTCTTTATATGCTTTTGTATATGGAGAACCTGTAAGCACTCTGACTTCTTTATCAAATGCTTCTTGTCCTTCTACTAACAAAGAATGAGCTGCTGTTCCAAACTTAAGTGCTGGAGTAGATTCAGAAGTATAGTTGATTGCATGAAGTTGGGATTGACCAAATCTTCTAACATAACTACTGCTGATACCTACGCTTGCATGATAGTCCTCATTAGGTAAGTCTTTATAAATAAGAGCTTGACCTTTTTGCTTAGATTCAAAGTTTTTAAGTGATTCTATTTTCATTCTTTATACTCCAATATCTTTGTTGCATATTTTTGTAATACTCTAAATCCAGTTGGTTGCTTTTCAACAAAATTAGCAACACCTTTAGAATTCATCCTGTATTTTCTTGACATAGCCTGATAAGTGCTAATTTTTGTAGCACCAACATTTAAGTATTCATTAACTTCATTTGTAATAATACTTCTAGCTTTTTCTATTTCACTTGCACTTTTCATCTTGCTAATCCTAAAATGTATCTAACTTCGTCTAATGAATCTCTAACTTTGTATTCATCACCATTGACTTCAACTATGACTTCACTGGTAAATTCATCTTTATAAAAACCACTGATTGCTCTAGCAGGAATATTTAATTCACCACCACCCATTAAATTAAATGTTACATTCATTTTCTGTTGTTCCTGTCGTTCATTAAAAGTGCAGCTCCATAAGATAGGTAAGCTACAGCAGCCACTAATATAAATAATTGAAAGTCCATTATTTCTTCTCCTTTAAGTTTAATTTATGAATCTTATAAATGCCTTTCTGATATTCAAAATCAAATTGCATATCTTCCCAAATCTCATCTTTGATTTCTTGTTTGATAGAAGCATCAACTTTAGTGACTAATTCAAACTCAGACTTCTTAGGAATCCACCATTGATGATTCAATGACTTGTATTCAGGAGATGGTTGACCTGAATCTTTCCATCTCCATTCAATAGCACCATGTTTGGTATTGCACATTAGGTTCATTACTTCTTCTCCTTAGTTAATTTAACCTTATGACCTTGAGCAATTAATCTAGCTCTCTTCTTAGCCATGTAGAATAAGTCGCTAGTCTTGATAGCAACCACCCAGCCTATACTGGGTAGTTGAACTTGTAGTGTGTATCTCATTATTTATCCCCCCTTTGTATTTCTATAGCAAAATTAATAGCATTTACAGTTTCTTGATTAGCGACTTTGTTAAGATAATCTTGAATTAAAGGTAATATATCTTTTGGATTTGTAATTTGTACTTCATCCTTTTCATTACCCCAGCCACAAAAATCTCTGCTGTCGCTATATACTTTAAATATTGTTTCCATGTTATTTAACTCCTTATTTTTAATTAACATAACGTATTATATACATAAATATACAAATATGTAAATAAATATATAGAAATTAAATTATAGGATTTAGAACTGGAACTGAGCTTAAATTGTCTAGTGTTTCTTTAAGAGAATCTAATTCCATAGATTCAGTGATAGCTTTCTTATCAAAAGTAAAATAGTTTTGTGATGATGTATTTGCTTTAAACATGATTCGCTTTTCATCTCCATCAAAGAATACAAAAGCTAAGATATCGCAATTGTAATGTTTGTAAGTTTCAGACATTGACCTTGAGTTCTCAGCAGCAAAGATAAACTTCTTTTCTTTAGTAGCTCTTCTGCTTTTTACTTGCACTGTATATTTAGCTGACCCAAATTCAACCATTAAATCAGCAGGATGTTTTTCTTGAGTTGGGTAACAAAAGTCAGCGTATTCAAGCAAGAAGGTTTGAACTAATGATTCTCCTAATGCACCAAGTCTTGAATTAGCTTGATGTTGGTCTGATGTTTTTCTTGGCACTTTTACATAGTGCTAGTTTCCTTGAGTTTCTAGCACATCTTGCTGGAGTTTGTGTATTATATTTGCTCCGTAAAATCTCCTCTGATGCTTCCAACCAACAACCCATCTCCATCAAAGCTCGCGTTTGTCTAAAATTCATAAATCCTGTTATGCCCATTTGAAATGCCATATCAACACATACCTCTTGAGCAGGTACAGGGAAACTTCTCCATACTTCCCATACCTTATCTAAATTAGCTACTACTCTTTTTATATCATTTTCTAAAAGATACATAGCTTCATCTTCTGATATACCATTAGCTTCTAAGTTTCTGCCTACGCCTATTGTTAATTTACCAGCACTACAATGATAAGGGGTGCATACTAATCCTTCATTCTTGATTAGCATTTCTTTTATGTTGTCGTACATTACTTAGTCAATCCTTTAGTTTTTTCATAACTTCTCATACCACCTAATCCTAACATACCCATTAATACAGGTAGCATGGTAGAAGTATCAGCTTGAGGAACATCAATACCAAAAGGTGCTAATAAAGGACTGATTAAAAAGTTGACTGCAAAACCTGCAACACATACCCATGCTGTAGCTGGTCGCCAAGATGATTGAAACCAATTACCTTTAGCTTCTTCTTTATTTACATCTATTTGTGCTTTAGCAATCTCATGGATATGCTTTTGCGACATAGTAGCTAATTCATAAGCTATCTGCTGTTTTGTATCAGCATCAGGAATAAATTTATCTAGGATTTTGCTGATAGGTTGAATAAGTTTGTCTATCATAAATTTGTGTTTGTTAGATTAAACCTCTAACAATAATAGTAATTAAGGATGCAACTATTGTTGTAAGACCGCCTAATAACCAAAGTTTCATACTATTTATTGATGCTTGTAAATCATCAGTTTTTCTATAAATAGTTTTCCACCTTTCTTCGCACATTTTTTCATGGACTCTTAAATCCGAATGAACATCATTAGCGGTCTTTCTAGCAGGCATTTATTTTTCCTCTTCTACCTCAGCTTCAACTTCAATATTAATAGCTCTATCAAATGATTCAATCACTAAATTTTTGTATTCATTAGTAATAACATAATCATCATAAGCATCTTGAAGTCTAGCTAGTTTTTTACCAGCAACATTTAATTTAGCAGCTAAAGCCATTTGCTCTTCGTTTAAATCAGAAGCTCTGTATTCAGTGCCATTAAATGTGATTACTACTGGTTCTTGATTTTCTTTCATATCTTTTTCTTTACTCATTTAACTCTCCTATAAGTTTATTTTAATTTAATTATATACTAAGATTCTAGTGTTTTTGTTACTGATGTTGGATTTTTTTGCCCTTCTATTTGTGCATCTAAACCTGCTTCTAGATTTGCAACTTCATCTTCACCCATAGCATCAATAACCCAACCTTTAACCATAGCTGATGTAACTTCAGCAAAAGGTTTGAAGTTAGATAAATCAGATGTGTCTATTGTTTGCGTTCCATAAGTTGATGCAACGTATTCTCCATCCTCTTTAGATACTGACCAATGTACGTTGTAAACAACGTCTGAATGACTGTCGTGTGTTGGATATGTATCAACTGTTTTACAATCCCATGTATATGTATTTGCCATATTATTCTCCTTTTAATAAGTTAATTTCAGATTGTAAGGCTTCAATCTGTGCTTGTTGTTCTTGTATAGCTTTGACAAGCATAGGTATCATTTTAGTAGTAGAAAGCGTTTTAAAGTCATCAACTTCTACACCATCAATTTTACCTTTTCCAACTTGTATATATTGTGGTGCAACTTCTTTTACTTCATCGGCTATAAAACCATACCTAACTTCATCTTTTGTTTTTTCACTATAAAATTCTGATTTTTCGTTATACTTAAATGTTTTTGGTTGTAATTGTTTTACAACATCTAATCCATCAATTAAATCTTTTATATCTGTTTTAACTCTTGAATCAGATAAACTGTGAACAGTTCCATCGTTAGTGTAAAAATCTGCATTAGTATCAAATTTTCCTGCTAATGTTGTGTTGTCTACATAAAACTGAATACTTGTAATTCCACTACTTCCACCTTTTAAATAAGGACCGTTTGTATTGTCATAGCCTATCTCTACCTTTTTGTTATTATTAGCACCACCACTTGCTCTAATTGCAGTTGATGAACCGCTATAAGCATGAATTAACTCTTGGGGTGAAGTCGTTCCAATTCCAACATTGCCTGAAGAATCTAAAACTAACTGATTTGCATTTGCATTACCACCATTTAAACCTCTTAGTTGTAAGTCAACATCATTAGCACCATTTGATACAGCAGTTACAAAACCTGTAGAGCTAGTAGCATGAATCATAACTCCCTGTGCTGCACCATAAGCATTTGTGCCTGTAGCATGAGAACCAGTAAATACTGCTGCACCTGATACATCTAATTTTTCAGCAGGACTACTCGTACCAATACCCCAATTTTGTGTACCAATAGTTCCAACTGTTGTGCCATCTTTTCTAAATAAGAAGATATCACCATCATTTGTAAGTCTGTTGAATATACCTGCAACATTTCCATCTGCACTTGCGTTTAATCTACCATCTGCACCTTGTAAAACAATTCCTTCTACTGTCTGACTTGTAGAAGTCTTACCCACCAACAAGTTGCCTGAAGCATCCAGTCTTGCTCTCTCTTGACCTGCTGTAGAAAATCCTAAAGTGTCTCCACCATGAAATAATCCTGTATTTGTATCTCCTTCAAAAATTAAACTAGGAGCAGAAGCAGTTCCACCGCTTTTTATGTCTACGACACCTGCAGAATCAATGCGGAGTCTTTCTGTTAGCGAACCAGCAGCAGGTCTTGTTTTAAATGTTAGATAGCCTGAATCTGTAGATGTAGCTCTTAATGCTTCTATACTTACATTTTGGTTTGTATTATCAAAAAACCTAATGTCGCCTAGTGTTTGATTATTACCACTTGTTCCTTTTTGTATTAATTCAAAAATACCATTACCTAAAGTTCCTGAACCTTTAAGAGTTAATACTGAATGTTGGGTTCCAGCAGAGCTTTGATTAGGACTACTCGTACCAATACCCCAATTTTGTGTACCAATTACACCAACTGATGAGCTGTCTTTTCTTAATAAAATTAAATCACCATGGTCTGTTAGTCTATCAATTAAAAGAGGTTGACCACCATCTCTTGTTGCAACTAAAAGACCATTTTCTCTTGCTTCAATTCCAACTGTGCTTGTATTAGCAGCAGTCTTGCCAACCAACAAGTTGTTTGAAGAATCAATACGAGCAGTTTCCGCACCGCCTGAGCCTAAGAAAATTAAAGGATTACCAGCAACTCTTAACGTATCTAGTGTTGTTCCTGCATCATTTGTAGCTTGTAAACGAACACCACTAGCATCTAAAACAATAAAGTTTTTATCGGTAGCTGTCTTGACCTGTAACTTTTGTGTTGGACTGACCCCAATTCCAACGTTTTGACTACTATCAATAGTTATAGCTGTAACAGTAGCATTATCATCAATACCTGTCGAAGTAAAACCTGTAAGAGTTCCAACACTTGTAATATTAGGTTGTGCTGCTGTAGCTAATGTACCTGTTATGTTTCCTGAAGATTCAATAGTACCTGTAATATTAATATTACCTGTTCCTGTTATATCGCTTGAGTTTAAGTCTAAATTACCACCAAGCTGAGGAGTTGTATCTTCTACAACATTGTTAATTGAAACAGCTTGTGCTCTTGCATCAGTATAGTAAAGATTCGTTCCTTCAGATAAATCACTTGTAGACTTACCACTAAAAGCAGAATCAAATCTAGCTGTTGTATAGTAAAGATTCGTTCCTTCAGATAAATCAGATGTAGATTTTGTTGCCAATCTAGTGTCAAACCTTGCATCAGTATAGTAAAGGTTAGTACCTTCTGCTAAATCTCCAGTATCGTGATTAGATAAGCTAGAAACTGTACCTGTAACTGCTCCAGTAACATCACCTTCAATATTTGCAACTAAAGTGCCAAGTGAATTAAGAGTAATATTACCTGTAGAACTACCTGTTGCTGTTGTTAATCCTAGTGTGAATTTATCAACAGATTCATCCCACATAAAGATGCCATTATCAGCAGTACCTCTATTAATAAGCATACCTGAATCATTTACAGGACTACCTGTTAATCCTGCATTAAGCTGGAATAAGTTATCTTCTATATCTAAGTTAGTAGTATCAAGAGATGTAAGAGTTCCATTAACAGTAAGATTACCTGCTACTGTTAAGCTGTCTGCTATTTGCACATCATCAGGTAATGTTAGTGTTATATCTGCAGACTCACTTCCACTACCTGATACTGAAACCTTATTTGCTGTACCTGTAATTGTTTGCACATAGTTACCAACTGTATCAGTTCCTAATGCTATTGAATTTGGTTGAATTGTTGATGTTATTGTTATATCTGAAGTACCATCAAAAGAAGCTGAGCCAGCTATATCACCACTTAATGATATAGTTCTAGCTGTAGCTAAAGCAGTTGCAGTATCAGCAACAACTCCTGTTAAATTATTTATAAATGTATTTGTTACTCTTGCATCAATGGCTGAATTTGCTCTTGCTGTTGTGTAGTATAAATTTGTATTTTCAACAACTATAGAAGTATCTAATGTTGCTGTTGATGATTGATTAGATGCATTACCTATAAATATTTTGCCATTATCTAAGTTAGGAGTAGCGTTGCTTCTTCCAGCACCACCTACTTTAATTGAACCAGCACTTGCATGACTTCTAATTACCTTACCTATGTTTTGTATTTGACTGGATTCACCTGTTGGAGCTGTAGTTGTATAAGCACCTGCTGTTGTAGATACATAAAGTATTTGTCCTTCAGATACACCTGAAGTATCTAATTCTTCAATTGTACCAAAAGTAACTACTTGTAATGCAGCATTATCATTAGCATCAGATAAAGCTAATCCAAATGCAGGCATTTTAGATGCATCATCAGCTTTAGCTTGACCAACTGTTGGCACATCACCTGATACGCCTGATATATAAACTACATCTCCTTTGCTTAAAGCACCATCTGCTTTAGCATTGAATCTTATACCACCTTCTAAATCACCAATAAATTCTTCTGTAGCTGTAATAATATTAAAAGTAACATCATCAGTCGTAGCTACAGCTTGTCCTATAGCAATACTAGGAGTAGAACCTTCACCAGTTCCACCTGTTACTGTTACACCAGTTCCACCTGACATAGATTCAACATAATCACCTGTTGTATCAGTACCTAAAGTAATTGAGTTAATTTGAACTACTGTATCTATATCTATGTTGGCACTACCATCAAAAGAAGCTGAACCTACAACATCTCCTGATAAAGATATAGTTCTTGCTGTACTTAAGGTATCAGCAGAATCAGCATTACCTGTTAAGTCTCCAGTGACATTACCAGTAACATTACCTGTTACATTACCAGTAACATTACCTGTTAAGTCACCTGTAAATGTATTTGATGCAGTAATACTAATACCAGTTGTGTACCAAGCATTATCAGCAGCGTTTCTTATCTTTAATACGCTATTAGCCGTATCTACCCATAATTGATGGGCAAATGTAGTTGTTGGTTCAGTTGCTCCACTATTGACTGTCACAATAGCAGATAAAGCATTGTTTAAATCTGCTCTAAAATCTGCACCTGACTGGTTTGCTATGTTGTAATCGTGTTGTGCCATAATAAAATCCTATTTCATATATCTTAAATCATTCAGGCATACTTGGAAATATTACATCAGCAATATTATTGACTGACTGATTAGTAGATGGTAAATCTCTTAATGATTGCCTATATGTTGCCCATTCTTGTTTTTTAGAATCAGATAAAGGACAGTCATTTACTTGAGTCCAGTCTGATTGTTTTAATAATTCGTTTCTTTTGTTTCTTAATATCTCTAGTGTATTATCAGTTCTAATTACTGCTTCGCCATTAACAATTTTGTATTCATTAGGTTGATAACTACCTTCAATAATACCTTGTCCTTCTGTTAAACCTACTTCATTAATTTCTGCAACAGTAGAGGTAGAATATTCTATTTCTCCTGTAGCTAAATTATATATACTAAATATATTCATTATCTTGTATTATCCATCATTACATTAAGTGAAAGCTGAGTATGATTATAAGCTCCTGAAAAATATACTCTCCAATAAACAGTTGATTGTGATGCAGATAATGTAGTTATCTGTCCTGTATAAACATAAGTATATCCTCTATAAGTTCCAGCACTCCAAGAGATATTAGTATTACCACTTGCATTAACCCAAGTAGAATTATCTAAAGAATATTGAACTCTACCACCACTTACATCACCAAGAACTCCTGAGAATATAGCAACATAACCTGCATTATCTCTAACCTGAGTAATAGTTACTGGTACAAATGAAGCATTACTACCTGTATATGGTGATGTTCTTTGTACATAAGCCTGACTTTCTCTAGCTAGTGGAAACTTTGTGCCTGCTGTTACATGACTAACAATAGTTGAGCTTACATTATCAAAGCTCTTAACATTTAAAGTATCAACATTTATTCTTGCTGAATCTAATTGGTCAGTAGTAATTTTAGTTGCTGATATGCTTTGTACTTTATCGTTAGTAACAGCGTTAGTTCCAATTTGTGTTGAACTAACACCACCTGATTTAATAATTAAATTACCACTACCATCAGTATCAATAGTGACATTATCTATTTGTATATTGTTAGCATTAAGAGTTCCAGTAGATATATTATCTGCATTTAGATTGGTTAAATTTACAACTGAAGCATTGATAGTTCCTGTAGTAATAACATTACCTGATATAGAAGTTACATTTGAATTAACCTGAGTACCATCAATAAATGATTCATCATTAGTTAAAGAAGATATATTATCTCCACTTACTATAATGCTTCCTGCTGTTATAACTCCTGATACATCTATTCTTGCTGCTGCTACAGTACCAGTAGTAATAGCACCACCTGATATAGAAGTAACATTTGAATTAACCTGAGTACCATTTATAAAAGCAGAATCATTAGTTAAGTCAGAAACATTATCACCACTTACTATAATGCTACCTGTTGATATGATGTCATTAACATTTAATCTAGCAGTAGCTAAAGTACCTGAAGTTATATTTCCTGCATCTAAATTAGTAACTGTTATCTGACTAGCATCAATAGTTCCTGCTGTAATTTTGTTTGCAGACAATGAATTAATCTTTGCATCAGTAACAGCATTGTCTACAATCTTATCAGTAACAATAGCATCGTCTTGTATATCAACTGTTTTAGTAGGAGCATCGCCAATAGTAAAAGTTAAAGTAGCTGGAGATGATTCTGAACCCAATGTATTCAACGAGCTAACACTAGCAACATAATTAGAAGCTGTAGGTACAAAGTTTAAATCACAATTTTCTACATCTACTATTCTATTTAAAACTTGATTGCTTGAACTATCTACAACATTGACCCTATATTGATAATCAGGAAAATCAGTTGGCTCATTCCAAGATAAGAATGGTCTACCTGTAGAACTAGAATCAGTATCAGTAAATGATAATCCTGTTGGAGCTTTAACTGCATAAGCAGAAGGTAAGTTAGCTAATTCTTCTACTGGTTCTTGAGGTGGTA